GGGCAAATTGTTTTATTTTTGCCTTCACGTTCCACGGTCCAACAACGGAAAAATCTGCGTGTCATGCTTCAAAACATGCTAGCAGGTTCCCTTATATCAGACGCCATTGAGAATTTAGCTCCGCCTTACTAGGCTGACTTATTCCAACTCGTCTCATTCTTTTATTTCTCTATTAAATAGGAAACATATATGTTAAACATAAAAAAGAACCAGGGTCGCTTCTTTGGTAAATTTCCAAGGAGTGTAGCTTATGGTATTATCCATATTCTCTCCACTGCGATCATTAGTGAGATTTCTAGTGAAGAACTTAAGCATGATCTTAACAATCTGCTTGGTGCTAATCCTAGCGTTCTCGCTGCTTATGATCTTCCATATGGAGCCTACAGCACGTCCGACACTTGGCTTGCCCGTCAGTTTCTTGCATTATATACTAAAAATGCAGATCTGGCCGATAAGAACAAGTTGTTTGATGATGCCATAGGTAAATTTATGGAGACTGAAGAAACATGTCGATCTATTAATGAGGCATTCGCTAATAATCTGTCCGGTCATGCTTTGGCCGGCTACGAACGTGAATTATTTATCGCTCGTAGGAAAATCGCAGAAATATTGGGTGATTGCCCTGAAATTAAGGATCTTAATGTTAAATTCGGTCCGGGAGCTAGTACAGTTGTAAAAATAAAAACAACTGCGCGTCATAAATTGAACGCGCCGATTGTTTGTTCTCGAGAGTCTGTAAACTCCGTAAAGGAGCTTATGGAAACCCTACCTTATTACGCTTACGCCCACCGTGGTGTAACGTTGATAAGCGCCGGGTACCTCTCAGCTGTCGCAAAAAGTGCAGTAGCCCTACGAACCATATTAATCGAACCCCATTTAAATACTGCTGTGCAGAAGGGGATCGGTGATAAGATTCGGGACTGCCTTTCTTTCTGGGGCATTGACTTGAGAAATCAAGAAATCAACCGGAATAAAGCTCGTCAAGCATCGATCGATGGCTTAGACGCCACTGTCGACTTGAAGTCTGCATCGGACACGATCGCATGCCTCCTTGTATCTAATCTTTTCCCCCTACCCTGGGTGGAATTGATGAGTTCTTGGAGGACAGGATCCATATGGTTACCGGACGCTAAGAAAGGCCAGAAAGTTCATCTCTTGGAGAAGTTTTCCTCAATGGGAAATGGATTCACGTTTGAGCTGGAAAGCCTGATTTTCTATGCATTAACGTATGCCGTATGTGTGTCAAATGGAATCTCTACGCACTCAATATCGGTTTACGGGGATGATATTATTTGCCCCGTAGAAGCTATTGAGCCACTCAATAATTTGTTCGCCGCATGCGGATTCTCCATTAATTTGAAGAAGTCCTATGCATCCGGACATTTTAGAGAGAGTTGTGGTGGAGATTTCTTCTTTGGACAGAACGTTAGACCATTCTACGTGAGAGACCGCTTAAGCAACGGTTCCCTCGTCGCCTTTCATAATTACCTTGACAATCTGATTGAAAAATCTAATGATGAATTGTTAAACCACAATTGGCGTGATTGCCAATATACGTGGGTTCAAGACATCAAGAGTGTCATTCGTAAATTACAAAGGGTCTGTCTGCGGTCCCTAACTATGAAAGTCCCTTACGGGCCTCATGGTTACGGAGATGGACACTTGACTGATTCCATAATATGGGATCTGTTAAGCAGTAGTGGGGCATTTAATCATCGAAAAGATGAAGTAGTCTCGTATTCTTTCTACACCTATCAAAAGGTGGACAGAGAGAGTAGAGAACCGCTTCAAATCGGAGATGATTTGTACCCCCAATATTCCATATATTTAAATGAGAATTGCATCGAAGAGAATTCAAAACCTCTCTGGTACATCTCGTCTAAAGAACACTTAAGAAAGTTAGCCCTCCATTACAGGCAGTCTCTGCCTGCGGTGCTGGGATTAAACCCTTACGTGATACGGAACATTGATGGATTTAAAGCAAAATTAACTCGCGTTCGCGTAGGCGGAAAACCGCGCGGGATACTTGACTGGGAAGCGATTCCCGAACCAGAAGTTATTCTGGCGTCATATCCTGCTTGGGTTGCCGATTTACATAAACAGAAGTTAAATAAAGCTCGTTACAAACAAGCATTACTAGGTGATTAAACCTAGTCTTACTGCTCTTTGAGCTGGGAGACGCCCGGAAGCTCCGTTAACCGGAATTGCTTACGGCTTTTTTCGCG